CTGCACCTATTCCTGCAAATTTTAATGCATCAGATACAATTCCTTTTACTGTAACTTTTTCTTGCTCTTTCTCTTTTTCTACCGTGTTTGAATCTTCTGCCATTTGATTAGTTGCAGCAGCGCTATTTAATTCTGCTAATTGTTCAGAAGTTCTTTGCGCTTCAAGCTGATCGGACATAATCCCAGCTTGATTTCTTAATATATTTGTCGAAGCTCTTATATTATATTCAATAGATTTAAATAATGGCGCAAATTTTTCTAACTCAATTTTTACATTACGAATTGAATTTGTTCCTGAATTTCGTATAAGATCGCCTTCAGCTCGAAGTCTGTCGATTATAGCCTGTGTGTTTTCAGAAATAGCCATTTAATTTTAACCTTTATTTTGATTTATTTTGTTCGTTCTGTTCTTTTATATATTCAATTAACATAGTAAAGTAAATATCTCTCTCATAAGGTAACATATTTTCTATATCACTTATAGAATATTTATGATGCTGAGCCAAAGCGAATACAATTTTATAATACTCACTAAGACTTGTATGACTCAGCACTAGATAAAAAAAGTTCGCATTCCCTCCACTACAAACGTTTTTTCATCTCCATTACTATTCGTATATTTCATTTCATGTCTTAATTTAGGCATAGTTTCAAAAAACTTTTGAATGCTTTTAATAACATTCCCGTCTAAATTATCCATAAAACCATCAATATCTTCAGCAGAATGATCTTTAAAATAATGCACTTCATCTGCAGAAGCAATTTTATCTAAACAATTAATCATTACATTATAGTTCGTAAGAGCATCATCATCTTTATTACTTAATAATGCAAAAAATTCATTAATTGTCGGATACTTTAAATATAATACAAAATCTTCATTAACTTGTATTTCATTTGTATGTTCATCATCATATGTTAATACTGGATCAGATTCTACATCTATACTTAGTGTAACTTCTTCTTCAGTATCCGGGTCTTTAATCGTAAATGCAATATTATTATCTACTGATTTAGATCTTAACATTAATAAAACATACTCCAAGTCAAACATTGCTAAATCATCCACATCCATATCAATTAAGCAATTATTTACAACTTGTTTTGCAGCAAGTACCTCTTGCTCCGGTTCTTTTGATTCTTGTGCTACCAAAAGAATTTTTTCTTCTTTAACCGTAAACGGTCTATATTTAATTTTTTCTTGTGTTGATGGTAAAATCAACTCAAATATTGGCAAATCAATTTTTGGTAAAGCCATAATATTAACTCCTCATTATCTAGTTACTTGATTTATCTCCCTTGAAATTCTATCAACTGAATTAGTAACTCTTGTAAATTTATTTACTGCATCTTGTACACTTCTTGGTATAATATTTTGTCCAATTAATTGTCCGACTCCTCCGATAGCGCTTATAAGTCCTAATAAGCCATTACCGCGTCCAAAAGGTGCAGTTGGTGAACCAATTTTTTCACCAGCATAATGAATTCTATCGTATTGAAAACTTACTGGTAATACAGAAAATTGGTCATTGTTTTCCCAAGCCAAGTCTACATCTCCCATTTGTAAAGGAAATGCACCATCTAAAACAACTTCATAATATTGGCCTGAGATATAATAGTTTGTAGAATAAGCTCTAATAATAACACGAGCTGAATACTCATCTTTATATCCTACTTCAAAAGGTAATTTACCATCTACTTCGGCAAAATCACCACCTTCATTAGAAAAGTTGATTACATTTTGTGCCCATGAATGCATGAATGATAATACTTGATGATCAGAATCTAGCATAAAAATAGCTTGCACTGGTTCTGGATTCCAAGTCATTGGCATAACTTTTCTCATTTGTGCAACAGGTTCCCAAATTTGAGATTGGAAAACCATTCCAGGAATAGTAGCATTTTTACAAAAGAAAGTCATATCTCTAGAATTAGCTCTAGATCTAACACCAGGATAATTTACAATCTGTAATTCAAATAAAGAAGGTTTGGCTGGGCCACCAAACCAATCCATTTGTGATTTAAATTCTGATACATTAAATGCCATTTTATCCTCTTATAATTCTTCTAGAATCAGTATAAACTTTATTTGCCGTTGCACCAACAAATCTTTGTGATGGTAAGAATAAAGCAATATCCCATTCCGATGGTAATATATGAGCAGGTTTAGTTCTTACATGCTCACTTAAATAATGTTTAACACAAGGTTTAAATTCTTTAAACTTTGTTATACCATTTAACATTTTATAAGACGCTCTTATCTTAGTGCTTTCATCAAACCTTTTATTATTAAGAACTGTATATAATTGATCCATCAATTTAGCTCTTAAAATAGGTGGTAAGTAATGAAAGTTTATTCCTAAAAATCCACCCTTAGCATTATTTATTGGAAATATTAAAGGATATCTATCATAATATGGTAAAGTTTCTTTATGTTTTGGGTCATAACCAAACATATACATATGACCTAACATAAATGTGCCTTTTCTATTAACGCGAGATTGACTTATTGCTCTAATAGTTTTTTCTGGATCTGCTCTAGATCTACTAACGCCTTTAGCTTGTTCACGATACCATTCACGAGCTTCGGCTGTACGAGCTGGTACTTTACCACCACGTATTCCGTCTAATAAAATATCGTCAAAAAGTTTAGAAGCCATTTATTTTATTCCTAGCTGATCTTCCGTATAAATTGCAAAATCCCATCCTCGTCCTGTGCACCAAGCTCGAGCCGCTTTCCATTTTGCTTCGTTTATTCCCCAAGTTTTAACCTCGTTTAAATACCTTCTTGAAACCTTTCCGTTTGCAGTCTTTTTATTTCTAATATCTGGCGGTCTAGTTTGAGACTTAGGTTTGATTTCAATCATCAAAGTTCTAGGTCCTGCTGGTGTTTTCCTATGTATTACTACATCTGGAAAATACCTATGTCTTTTACCGTCAATTGGTGAGTAATATGGTATTACGTATTCCTCACTTGCCCACCAAATAACATCAGGATGAATATCTACATGCCTAAAAAATTTAAACTCCCACATTGAGCGGTAGTATATTTTAGACGGATCACCCTTATATTTGCTAGGATTTTTTGGACGAAATCTTCCACTATAAGCCAAATCGTTCCTCGCAATTCAATATAAATAGAAATAATAATTTTATTTATAAGAAATAAGGGCGATCATATGGCAAGAACTAAACGGGTTGAGTTTTATAGTAGACTAGCAGAAAAAGAAAATGCTGGTGCTATGTCTCATTTAAGATTTCCTGATAAGCCATTTCCACATACAATGTTAATGGTATTTAAAAAATATGATTTCCAACAATATAAAAGTGGTTTTGGTTTAAACGAATCTGCGTTTGATGCTGCTGATAGAGGATCTGGGATTGGACTAAGAAGTTCTGATTCTATAGAATTGCCTTTTCCAAAACAATTAGTTGATACAAATACAATGAGACTTAATGGATATGAAAGGTCTCCAATTACAGAAAACCTTACTTTACAATTAACAAAAGATATGGGAAAGGGAGAAGCTACTATAAATCAACTACCACAATTAATACAAGCTCAAGGTGCTTCTATTGCTGGTTTAGCTCAAAGCACAAGTGGCGGTGAAGTTATGGATTCTATAAAAGGTTTTAAGGTACAAGATGTTGCAAGTGCTGCTACATATTTAGCAAGAAAATTAATTCCTGGCGATATTGCTAGAAGTATTAACTCAGCTACAGGACAAGTAGTTAATCCTCGTGAAACACTTGCTTTTGAAGGTGTTAACTTAAGAAATCATCAATTTAATTGGGATTTATATCCAACTAACCAACGAGATTCAGAAAGGATTAGAGAAATAGTTGAAAAAATTAAACAAAATTCTTTACCATCTGTACAAGATTTACCAGGAATTAGAAGAGCATTCTTAAAATATCCATCAGTTGTAGATATTTACTTATTAGGTGTTAATCAAGAATATTATATGAAATTTAAAACTTCTATGGTTACTAACTTTACTGTTGATTATGGTGCAGGTGGTAATTTAGCAATTATAAAAGGTGGTAAACCAGCAGGTGTAAATATCGCATTACAATTATCAGAACTAGAAATTGAAAGTGCCCAAGATTATGGAGTAACTGCTCCTGATAAAGCAAAAACATTTGCTACAGGATATGATGGTGAAGGAGATACAGACTAATGACTAGATACTTTGAAGAATTTCCAACTGTAGAATACGAAGGACAACAAGTAAAAGATATTACTCGTAGAAATTCTTTAACTAACTTTGTATTAAATAATCCTATGCTGTATATGCCTTATACAGTAAAAGAAGGTCAGCGTCCAGAAGATGTTGCAAGTTTTTATTATGGCTCAACAGATTATACATGGTTAGTTTATATGTCTAATAATATCATTGATCCGTATATTCAATGGCCAATGGCGACTGCAGAATTTAATGACTATTTAATTTCAAAATATGGTGAGCAATCTGGCAAAGTTGGAGAAGAAGTTGTTGAATGGGCATTTGAGCAAAACGGTGAAAACATTGTTTATTATTATAAAGTAGTAGGATAAAATATGGCTGTAGAAATTGTTAAATTAGCACCAGAATCTTTTAGAACAATATATCTTCGTAAAGAAGATCGTGTTATTTTACGCACAGAACTTGGCCGTAAAATTATTGTTAAACGTATTATTCCAGACGAGTGGATTGAATGGAGAATATACGATCAAGAAATTACCGATAATGAAAATAGAAAAGAAATTTTCTTACTCGATCGAGATTATTTAAACCAAATTAGTGACGAATTCCGCAGAAAGATAAGAAGTAGATAATGGCTGACACATCATTTAATCCGTCTGAAGCCGAAATAATTTCTATTAAAATTACTTCATATGATGGATCAAAAACAGAAGATTTATCAACAAACTTTTATTATGAGTTTGGCGTAAAACAGAGCATAGATTCTCCTGCTTGGCAAGGTTATATCAAAGTTATTGATGCTATTGGTTTTTTAGAAAAGTTTCCATTAAGAGCAGAAGAAAAAATGGAATTAAAATTAATTGCTTCTGATTTAAATACGGAAATTAATTTATATACAAATATAATAAAAGTAACAGATATTCAACCACTTCAAAGTAATAATGGATCATAATATACAATTCATTTTGTATCTGAAGAAACATTTAAAGGTGGTACAAGATCAGTATCTAAAGCATATGATTTACAAACAAGTGATACTGTAAGAGAAGTATTTAATACATATTATTCTAATATTCCTACAAAAGAAAATGCATCAACACAAGATTCAGTACATGATAGAGTATTACCGTTTGGTGCAAGAAGATATTTAATAACAGAAACACAAAAAAGAAAACAACAAAGAAATCTTTTTATACAAGATACTGCATCTCGTTCTAGATTAGTAATACCGCGTTTAACTCCTGCAGAAACAATGCAAATGTTAGGAGCTAGATCATATAATCCTGAAACTCCTTCTTGTACTTTTAGATTTTTTGAAACTTTAGAAAATTATTATTTTTGTACAGATGAATTCTTAGTAAAAGATATCGAAAATGATCATGTTATACAATTGTATTACAGCCCAACGGCAAGTGTAGATCCTAAAGCACCTTTAGATCAAATTAATAGAATAGAATCATTACATATCGCTCAAAAAAGTATTGATTTAGAAAAAGATGTTTTTTCTGGCTCATACAGAAGTGAAGTAACTGAATTAGATTTTGTGAGAAAGAAAGCAAATATAAGAAATTTCAATTATGATACTGATGGTAAATATATGGATATGAAAGGTGATATTAGAAGCCTGGATGATAATCCTCATACAGAAGAATTTCGTAATGATATATTCACAAAAGAAAATGCAAGATCATTTATGATCTTTAAAGATTATCAATCTAGTGGTGATCTAAGTTCTAATATACATAGAAATAGATTTCTATCTGAAATAATTCAGAATAGAGTATCTTATCTTTCTCATTTAAATAATACACAAGTTGAAGTATCTTTAAAAGGTAGATTAGATATTAGACCTGGTTATATTGTAAATTTAAATATACCAGAATTATCTACTGGCACTTTAAATAACGAAACATTATCAGGTAGATATTTAATAAAAAGTACTTCACATGTAATTAGTGAGGGTGTTTTAGAAACAAGTTTACAACTTTCTAAATTTGATTGGAATAGAGGCGATGTTTGATTTTGGTGTAGGTCTTAAAGATCCGGTATTTTTTGTAGGAGTGGTCGAAAATAATATCGATCCTCGCAAAGAAGGACGCGTGCAAGTAAGAGCCTTTGGTGTGCACGGAACTAACTCTGATGTCCCTACAGATATGCTTCCTTGGGCTATTGTTGTGCAAGGTGACTATAACCCTAACAATATTCCAAAGATAAACAGCTGGGTGTTTGGTGTGTTCTTAGATAGTAGAGATGCACAACAACCAATGGTACTTGGATTAATTCCAACTCAAATGACAGAACCATTAACACCTGATTCAATTAAAAAACAAGGATGGGGTGTAATACCAGATAGAGATAGTAAACTCTTAGCACAAGGATCTGAGCCAGAAAGTTTTGGACAACCTCAAAATTCAAGACTTGCTCGTGGTGAAAAGATTGAGGAAACAAAAGTCTTTCAACAAGAAATGGCTAGAAAGAAAAACGTTAAAGTCGGAGGTAAAGATGAAACGTGGGATGAGCCTGGCACTGCTTATAATGCTGAGTATCCCTTCAATAAAGTAATAGAAACCGGAGCGCATACTATTGAACTAGACGACACTCCAGGTGCCGAAAGGATTATGATCCATCACGGTTCCGGTTCCTTTGTGCAAATTGATACTAGAGGTACTGTTACAGAAAAAGCAGTATCAGATAAATTTGAAGTGATGGACCGTAAACAACACGTAGTTGTTGGCGGGATGAGCACAGTAACCATTGAAGGTAATAGTTATGTTTACGTGAAAGGAAATAAAATAGAAGAAATCGAAGGAGATTTACAAACATTAGTTCACGGTAATCATATGTTATCAGTAGGTGGACAAAGCACGATTAATGCTTCTGATCAAGCTCAAATGAGAGGAGCTGATGTTAAGATAGAAGCCAACGTAGGTACAATGGCAATTAATGCTAATAAAGAAATGCAAATCCAAGCTGGTAAGTTTGGTAATCCATATGGAGCACTTTCAATTAAGTCAGAAAAAATTCTTGTGGATGCTACAGATAAATTACATTTAAGAGGTAATACACAAGTTAATGTACAATCTGTTGCAGAAATGAATTTCTCGGCACTTACAATTAATCAACTTTCAGCGACTTGGTCAGCACAAGCTTCATTAACAACTACAATATCTAGTGCACTTACTACAGATATTACTGGAGGCATTGATGTTGCTATTGGAGGTGGAGTACAAACAAATATTAATTCTCCAATTGTAAATATTGATAACTTTGTTAACTTAGCTGGTGGATTAGCACGACCTGCTATACCTTCATTAGTAGCAGCTAAATTCACAATTCCGCCAATACCAAGTAAAGCATTTATTCCAACATCACCTATTCCTGAAATTGCTTGGGGAGCCGCTACAGTATTTGCACCTGAACCAGTTAATAAATCAACTGCTCTTATTACAGCAGATTTAGGTTCGATGGGTAGTACTGGTTACAATTCTATAGATCATAAAGGTGAAACTCGTACATTATACGCAAGTAATGTGATTGCTTCTGTTTCTGCTGGAGCAGCTGCACCATTATTAGACTTTATTGGTGATTTAGAAAGTAACGGATATGATGATATTTCTGGATTAGTTTCCAAATCAAGATATCCGGCCAAGAAGCTTACTGATATGACTATTCAAGAAGTACTTGATTGGCAAGAAAGTATTGATAGTAAACAAAGCTCAGAGGCTGCTGGTCGTTATCAAATTATGGAAGATACTTTACGAGGTTATAATAATGATAATAATAATGGTCCAGGAAGACCATTATATAAGAGAGCCGGCTTAAGTGCAAGTGATAAGTTTAGTGCTGCAAACCAAGATAAATTAGCAATTGCATTATTAAAAACAAGAGGATTAGATTCATACTTAAAAGGTAAAATTAGTAGAGAAAAATTTGCTTATAACCTAGCATGTGAATGGGCTTCATTACCATTAGTTACTGGACCTAATGCTGGTAAGAGTAGATATGATAGTAATACGAATAAATCTTTAACTAAAGTAAAAGACTTTTTACAAGTATTAGATAAAGTTAAATCTAGTTATTCTATTAAAGAAGGTACTGCATTAGCTCAAACTATAACGCCTGGAGGTAACATCGCATGATTCCACATTTAGATCCTTGCTTAACTCCATCATCAGCTGCAATAAATATTAGCTCCGGAATACTAACGAATAATAACGGAGAATATACAAAAGATCAAATTGCAGTATTTGAAAAAGAATTTAAAGATTCAATTGTAAGAGAAGTAGAAACTAATCCATTATCTAAAATGGTTAAAGAATATGGAAATGATTTTTATGACGTTCATAATTATTTAAATCAAGCTCTAAAAAATAATAAAGATAAATTAAATAATTTTGGTGCTCTTAGTGAAAGAACAGATGGCGGAAAAAGTCCAGCAATAACTCCAGCAGAAACTGCTGCAATGATGGATGATTATGGATTTACTGTTAACACTCTTACAAAAGCAATTAATGAAAGATTTGATGGTGTATTAACTCAATTAGATGGATATTATAGAGATAGTTTTTCATCTAGTATTATGGGCGGATTTTGTGGATTATTCCAAAGCGCATTTGTATTAATTAATGGCTTCTTTAATTTAGTAGGACAAGTTCAAGGTTTAATAAGTGATGCAATATCTTTTGTAAATAAAATTAAAAATATTGAAGATGCGGCTAAAGCATTCTTTGAGCAATTAAAAGTTAAAGCATTAATTGAAGCAATTAAAAAGAAAATTGTTGATACTGTTGAAGGTGTTATTAAGAGCGTTGTTTCCGCGATTGAGAATTTTGATATAGGTGAAGTTGTTAATGATATTGGAGTTTTTATTCAAGAAAATATTATTAATAGAGTTGAAGATATTAAAAATGGTATTGTAGAATTTTTTAGTGATGAAAATATAGAAGGTATTAAAAACAAAATCACTGGATTATTTGATTACGCAGTAGGATTATTTGAAAATCCTTCTTTAGAAGAAATTCAATTTTTAATTTTGAGAATTTGTGGATTTGCAGCAGGTGTCGAAGGATTAATTAAAGGAACAAGAGCACCATTAGACGATTTCCAAAATAGATATAGAGAAGTTTTTAACAATTTACAAAATGCTTCTAATAGAATTGAAGGTGAATCTATTAGAGCTGGTGCAATAAGATTTTCTGAGCCAAGACGTAAAGAGGTAATAAATAATACTAAGGAAGAGTGGGCAAATATAGATCCTGATTATCAGTATCAAATAACAGAAACTACTCAAACGACTACTGAAGATGATGGTGAAATACCAGTATCTAAATATGATGGTTTAGTAGAACAAATGAAGTCTCTTCCTAAATGGAAAGATTTGAAAAACGGAAAAGATTCTAGATTTAAAGTAGAAGGTGATTGGGTTAAAGATCTTGGTGCTGACGGTTGGAATAGAATACTAGATAAAGTTAAACTTCAATTACAAAGTTTACAAAAATCTGCTAAAGAAGCAGGAATTACAGATCAATTAATTATTATGAGTGGCTGGAGAAGCCAAGAATATAATAAGAAGCAAGTTGAACAAGATCCTGGAACTGGATCACACAGCTTTGGATTAGCTGTTGATGTTACTTGGGATGATTTTTATGCTCGAGCAGATAAAACGGATGAGTTTGCCGAATTGGCAAAAAAGGCAGGATTTAGAAATATAGGAATGAGAGATAAGTTTATACATCTTGGTATGGGACAAACTAATTATTGGGATGTAAGAACACAATAGGAAAAATAAATGTCACAAACTTTATTTACAGGTAATACAAAAAAGATAACAATCTATCAAGATTTTAAAAAGAATCTTGAAAAAAGTCCTGTCTCTGCAGATCTTACGGTAAATAAAGATGAAGAAGCTGTAAAAGAATCAATCAAAAATCTTATTCTTACCGATAGAGGTGAAAGATTAATGCAACCAAATTTAGGTGCAAGTATTAGAGGTTTATTATTTGAAAATATTACTCCTGCAACTCTTAAATTAATTCAAGATAGAGTTGAAGAAACAATCAATTTATACGAACCAAGAGCAGAGCTTATTGATGTTGTCGCAGAATCAAACATCGATGACAATATAGTACGTGTTAAAATTGTATTTTACATATCTAACATTCAACAGCCTATAACAGTGGATGTATTTTTAGAGAGGACGCGATAAATGGCTAAACTAAATATTTCAGAATTAGATTTTGAAACGATTAAATCAAACTTTAAAACATATTTAAAAGATCAGACTCAATTTAAAGATTATAACTTTGAAGGATCTAATATGTCTGTATTTTTGGATGTATTAGCTTATAATACATTTCAAAATAACTTTTATACCAATATGGCAGTCAATGAAATGTTCCTTGATTCAGCCGTACTAAAAAATTCTATTGTATCACATGCGAAAGAATTAAATTATCTACCGCGTTCTAGAAGATCAGCTCGTGCTGTTGTTAATGTAACTATTACAGACACAACTGTATCAGGACAAACGGTAACTATTCCTGCTTATTCAGCGTTTACAACAAGCTTTAAAGGTACAAATTATAACTTTATTAATGCAGAAACATATATCGCTCGTAAAACTGCGCCAGGTACTTTTGTTGCAAGTAATGTAGAAATTTTTGAAGGAGAAATGCTTTCTAGTTTTGAAAGAGAAGGTTTCTTTATAGATGATGATGGTATTTTAAGAGTTATTCTTTCTAACGAAAATGCTGATACTGATTCTATCGAAGTGTTTATCGATGCTGAAGCAACAGATAATGAAAATGTTTTCATTCGTAAAAATGATGTTTTTGGTGTAGGTCCAACAGATAAAGTATTTTATGTAGAACCATTTTACGATGGAAGATATTCTATTTATTTTGGTAATAATATATTTGGTCTACAACCTGCTGAGTATGAAGATGTACGTGTAAGATATCGTATTACTTCTGGTCCTGAAGCAAACGGTGCATATACTTTTTCATTAGAAACAACATCATCAAATTCAGAAGCAACAGTTCAAACAGTTGAAGCAGCAGCCGGCGGAGCTGAAAGAGAAACTCAAGAAAGTATTAGATATTTTGCTCCAAAATCATTACAAATTCAAGAGCGTGCTGTAACAACAACAGACTATGAAATTTTATTGAAAAAGCAATTCCCAGAAATTCAAGCCATTTCAGCTTATGGCGGGGAAGAATTAGATCCACCACAATTTGGTAAAGTTGCTATTTCAGTTTATCTTGGTGAAGGCAGAGAAGGTTTATCAAGTACATTATCTTCCGCATATATTGAATATTTAAAAGATAA